CTGTTTAATCAATTAACACAAGCCAAAGCCAATCAAGTAATCCTACAAGACAAAATATCTGAACAAAACGAATCAATTAAAAACTATTTAGCGGACCAAGAAAAACATAACGCTCAATTAGATAATTTAGAAGTCGAAAAACAAAACGCCCTACGGGAAGTTACTAAATTAAGAAAAACATTTGCTAAGCACGATCTTGGTAATCTAGCATTGAACAAACCGAAACTGATTGAAAAAGTAATAAATAAAGGCACTCAAAAAGTTATGGATGAACTAACTCAGATCACATCTCCTCCCCAAAGATGAAGACATCTCTCCTAGTAGTTAGTTTATTCACGGTTCTAGGCGGTTGTGCACTACTTCCTAGAACCACCCCTGTAGATGTTAATACGATTGCGTTACCCGCACCGATGTACCACCCACCGTTGCCTATGGAAATACAAGGCGTAGAAGTTGAGTTTGAAGTATTAACTCCTGAAATTATGGCAGAGTATTTAAAATTAGTAGAAGAAGGCAAAGCTCCTGCCGTTGCGTATTATGCGTTGACTACTAAAAATTATGAAAACTTATCAATGAATATGGCAGAAGTTACGAGGTACGTAAAACAAATATTATCAATAGTAGAATATTATCGTAATTATGATAAAGACCCCGCGACCAAAGAAACCCCTCTTAAAGATTAACTGCTTTACTTTTTATGGCTGAACAACAATTAAAACCTGCTTTAGGTCCACTAGAACAAACATTAGCTAATATACGCGGTGGTGGACTTAGCGGTCTTTTAGAAACCATAAACCCTGAACTACGTACCCGTCCTGAATATAAAAATCTGCAAAAAGGTGCAAAGTTCGCTTACGAAACAGTTACCGATCCTTTAAATTTAATTTCAACAACACCACAAGGTTTTGCTGCGGCTAGTATTTTTAAAGGTATTCCTGCTTTTTTAATAAAGCCGTATATGAAAGAAGTAGATAAAGCAGAAAAACTTAAACAAACAATATTAAGAGAGCGTAACAATATTCGTATAGACGGTAGACCTGCAGAAGTAGCTGAAGCGAAAGCTAAACAACAATTAATGAAAGTTAATGCAAAAATTAAAGGACTAGAAAAAGATATTAAAACAGAAACAGGAATAGATTTATCAGCACCACGAGCACCTATGATAAATACTAAAAATCAAGGTATTTTAGATTTAATAAAAGACCCTAAAAATATTTATCACGGTAGTCAAAAGAAAGGTATTGGTTCTTTTGAATTACCTAAAGGTTACGGTTCAGAAGGCGGACTTTATTTAATGGACAAATTTACTGACCCTAGACTTAAACTTTTTGCTAGAGGTATGCCTTCTCGGGGCGGTCCTGGAGCAGCATATATTGCAGAACCTAATTTTAAAAATATGTTAACGGTAGGTGATACTTCTAAACAAATGGATAGATTGTTAAAAAATCTTGAAATAAATCTTTCTAATCAAATAAAAAATCCACTTAAAGTTAGCGAACCTGCTTATCAAGTAAATCAATTACGTAAAAATGTTGTAGGGGTACCTACTAATTTTAGTAAAGCCGCGAGTGAGGGGTTACGTGATATAGGTATTGATGCAATTAGAATACCTAATAAACGTGGCTCAGTCAGAACAGGAGATTTAGACCTTTCAAAAGCACCTAGCGATACTTTTATTTCGTTAAACCCTAGTGAAAATTTAAATATATTAGACGAAGTACCTTACGAAGATATTGAAGGATTAATTAAAGAATTAATGAAACGATGACTAGTAATCGTGATAAATTAAAAGCCCTACGTAATATTGACTTTTCGCATTTAAGCAAAGAAGAAGCTAAAGAATTTACGGTTTTATTAGAAGAATTAGAAAAACGCGAATACCAAGAAAAATCTACAGGTACGTTTTTAGATTTTGTAAAATCTATGTGGGCGGAATTTATTTCAGGCGATCACCACGTAAAAATGGCACAAGCGTTTGATGACATCGCTAACGGCAAATTAAAAAGATTAATAATTAATATGCCACCTAGACATACTAAATCTGAATTTGCTTCGCATTTATTTCCTGCGTATTTATTAGGTAAAAATCCTAAACTAAAAATTATTGAAGCCACCCACACCGCTGACCTTGCGGTTAACTTTGGTAGAAAAGTTAGGGATTTAATTGACGGCGAAGAATACCGCGAACTATTTCCTGAAACTGAATTAAAAGCGGATAGTCGTTCGGCGGGTAAATGGTTAACTAATAAAGGTGGTGAATACTATGCTGCAGGTATTGGTGGTGCGTTAGCAGGAAGAGGAGCAGATTTGTTTATTATTGACGATCCTCATTCTGAGCAAGACGCTATGTCAGACAAAGCCCTAGAAGAAGCGTACGAATGGTACATGGCAGGACCGCGACAAAGGTTACAGCCAGGAGGTGCAATCGTTATCGTTATGACGCGTTGGAATAAAAAAGATTTAACAGGACGATTAACTAAAAAGATGGCACAAGACGAAGGTGCTGATCAATGGAAAATTATAGAGTTTCCTGCAATACTACCTAGTGGTACTCCGCTTTGGGAAAATTTTTGGAAACTAGAAGAACTCGAAAGTATTAAAGCCTCGGTAAGTCCATCTAAATGGGCAGCACAGTATATGCAACGTCCTACGGGTGAAGGTATTTCGATAATTCCTAAAGATTGGTTTAATATTTGGGAAGAAGAAAAACCACCTAAATGTGATTATTTAATCCAAAGTTACGATACGGCATTTTTAAAATCTGAACGAGCAGACTTTACCGCGATAACTACGTGGGGAGTATTTTATCCTGAAGGAAAAATAGGTGAAGAAATGTATTCAGGAGATGAAGCTCATTTAATTTTAATAGATTGTATAAAAGAACGTTTTGATTTTCCAGAATTAAAAAACGAAGCATTACGTTTGTACGATTATTGGGAACCTGATACAGTAATTATTGAAGCTAAAGCTAGTGGTATACCATTAGTACAAGAACTTAGACGTATTGGCATACCTGTAAATACTTTTTCTCCAGGAAAAGGTCAAGATAAAATCGCTAGATTAAATTCTGTTTCGCCTATTTTTCAAGACGGTAGAGTTTGGGTTCCTGATAACAGATTTGGGGAAGAACTTATGGAAGAAGTTAGTGATTTTCCTTCAGGAGAAAATGATGATTTAGTAGACGCGACTACGTTAGCGTTAGCAAGGTTTAGAGAAGGCGGGTTTTTAACGTTAAGCAGTGATTTTGCTGATGACGAAGATTATTATCCTAGCGATAGGGTTTATTATTAATAAGAATAGTACTATGATTCAACTTAATGGCTATTGAAAAACAACCTGTTTCAATAATTTCTACTCCTACTGAAGAAATAGAGTTAGAAATCACTTCAGAAACGCCCGAAGAAACAGAAGTTTTTTTACAACCTGACGGTTCTGTTATTTTAGGCAGCGATATGCCTGAACAATCTGAAAATAAGTTCGGTGAAAACTTAGCCGAAGGACTAGACGAAAACGAATTAAATAGTATCGCTAGTGAATTAAGTCAATTATACGAAGAAGATTTAGAATCTCGAGACGATTGGTTCAATACTTACGCAGATGGCTTAGAATGTTTAGGTATAAATTCTGATTCTAGGTCAGAACCTTTTCAAGGTGCGTCAGGAGTACACCATCCTATACTAGCTGAAGCCGTTACCCAGTTCCAAGCACAAGCATATAAAGAATTATTACCTGCAGGTGGTCCCGTAGACACAGAAATACTAGGTCAAATAGATAATTCGAAAGCAGAAAAAGCAAATCGTGTTAAAAACTTCATGAATTATCAAATAACTTACAAAATGGAAGAATATGATCCTGAAATGGACCAATTATTGTTTTATTTACCGTTATCTGGCTCCGCATTTAAAAAAGTTTATTATGATCCTGCGTTAGGACGTGCCGTTGCTCGTTTTGTTAAGGCAGAACACCTAGTAGTGCCTTATTCTGCGGTAGATTTACTTACCGCACCAAGAATTACCCACGTAATTCACATGAATGAGAACGAATTACGTAAATTACAGCTTTCTGGTTTTTATCGAGACGTAGAATTAAGCGATCCAATGAGTGCTACCGATAATACTGCGGTAGATGACAAAATTGACGAGTTACAAGGTATTAATAGAACAATAAATGACGAAGAATACACGTTATTAGAGCTTCATGTCGATTTAGACTTAGAAGGTTATCAAGATACTAACGCAAACGGTGAAGAAACAGGGGTAGCGTTGCCTTATATCGTAACTATTTGTAAAGACAACAACAAAGTACTAGCAATTAGACCAAATTACGACGAAAACGACCCAATGCGTAGAAAAATAGAACATTTTACGCATTATAAGTTTTTGCCAGGATTAGGTTTTTATGGTTTTGGGTTAATTCATATGATGGGCGGTTTAACCAAGTCAGTTACCGCCCTACTCCGTCAATTAATCGATGCAGGAACACTTTCTAATTTACCTGCAGGATTTAAAGCTCGTGGATTAAATATTCAACGTCATGATGACCCGTTACAGCCAGGAGAATGGCGAGATGTTGACGCTCCAGGAGGAAGATTGCAAGATGCATTTTTACCTTTACCCTATAAAGAACCTAGCGGAACATTAACGCAATTATTAGGTGCTTTAGTAGATTCAGGTAAACGTTTCGCCGCAACTATAGAAGACCCAACAGGCGACGGTAACTCCGAAGCACCAGTAGGTACTACGGTAGCCCTTTTAGAAAAAGGACAGCGTATTATGTCGGCGATACATAAAAGATTACATTACGCACAAAAAACTGAATTTAAAATTTTAAAAAGAGTTTTTGGTCAGTTTTTACCGCAACAATACCCGTATCAAGTACAAGGAGCTTCAGAAAACGTATTTAAAGAAGACTTCGATGATAGTGTTGATGTAATACCTGTTAGTGACCCTAATATTTTTAGTATGACCCAACGTATTACGTTAGCTCAAACACAATTACAAATGGCACAAGCTGCTCCGCAGTTACATAACTTACGTGAGGCTTATCGTAAAATGTATATTGCGTTAAATATAAAAGATATCGATGCGGTTTTACCAGAAGAAGAACAAATACCTGCTCGTGACCCAGTTACGGAAGAACAAGCAGCAATTACAGGTAATCCTATAAAAGCATACGAATTCCAAAATCATGAAGCATATATCGCTAGTCATAGTGCTTTTATGCAAAACCCCATGGTACAACAAAACCCTGCGGCGATGAAAATCATTGGAGCTAATATTCAAGAACACCAAGCGATGTTATATAGACAACAAATAGAACAAGCGTTAGGACAACAACTACCACCAATAGGCGAAGAAATGCCACCAGAAATTATGAACCAAATAGCGGGTATGGCAGCACAAGCTACGCAACAAGTTACAGGTCAAGCTCAAGCGATGGCACAAGCTCAAGCCGCAGCACAACAAACACCACAAATGCAGATGTTCCAACAACAGTTAGCATTAGAAAAAGAACAACTAATGCAAAAAGAAATGGACGATGTACGAGCTGCTGAAATAGAATTACAAAAAGCTCAATTAAATGCACAAATCAAACGAGAACAAATAGAAGCAGATTTAAGAAAACAAGATAGTAAAGATGCTATACAATTACAAGAATTAGAGTTAAAAGCACAAGCTGACGCTGATAAGAACTATAACGAATTAGTAAAAACAGTTCGTGAAAGTAGAAACCAAAACGGAGATAATAATGCATAGAAATAAAGACTATCCCGCTCCTTCTAAAAAAGCGAGTAAACCTGCCCCTAGCGTACCTGCTATGGAAGATACTACTAAAACTGAAGTAGTAAAAGCAGGGGAAGTAAATACTGACGCTAAAGGTAATGTCGTTGGTAAAGAATCAAAAATGAAAGCTGCTTACGGGCAGACAAAAGGACTTCTTTGGTATAATTACATTAAGTAATGGATTATATCGTAGCTACGGAGCATTTGCTCCGTAAATATCGTGAGCGTAAAGAAGCACTCACGCAAACCCTTGCTGCTGGTGGTGTTGAAGATATACAACAATATCAACGGATAGTAGGAGAAATAGCAGGTTTGAGTTTAGCTGAACAGGAAATTCAAACCCTACATTCTAATATGGAGGATGCAAATGACTGATACTGTTCCAGATCGAGTAGATAATTTTGGTAGTAATGGTGCTTCGTTAAAAACTGAAGAACCAGTTGTAGAAAACACTATTACGCACGAAAATTTAGAAGCTCATGCAAGTAAGTTACCACGTCCAACGGGGTATCGTATTTTAATATTACCTTTTAGTATGTCGAGCGTTACTAAAGGCGGTATACATTTAGCTAAACAAACGGTAGACAAAGAACGTCTTTCTACTGTCGTTGGCTATGTTGTCGCTATGGGACCTGATGCGTATAAAGATACAAATAAGTTTCCAGACGGAGCTTGGTGTAAAGAAGGTGATTGGGTAATTTTTGGTAGATATGCGGGAGCTCGTTTTCAAATAGATGGTGGCGATATGCGACTATTAAACGATGACGAAATCTTAGCGTCTATTGATGACCCAGAAGCAATTTTATCATAACAACTTGAGGAGGACTCATGCAAGAAGAAGCAGAAAAAATAGAACTAGAACTTCCCGAAGGGGAAGTTGATATAAGGGCGGCTGATGTCGATGATTCAGTAACTTCCGTAGCGGAAGAAGAAATCATTACAGCTGAAGAAGAACCAAAAGATGAATTAGATGCTATTAGTGATTCAGTACAAAAACGTATTGATAAGCTAACTTATAAAATGCGAGAAGCCGAAAGGCAACGCGATGAAGCAGTTAGCTACGCTCAAAACATCAGTAGTTCTAATAATGAACTAAAAGAAAAATTAAAGAATTCTGATTCTTCCCTTTTCAAAGAGTACGACAATCGTATACAATCTGATATTGAAAGAGCAAAAACTTATTTAAAAACTGCTCAAGAAACAGGAGACGCGGAAGCGATTACCGATGCAACAGAAAAATTATCTAGAGCTAGTGCAGAAGCAGAAAACCTTAGACGGTTATCTGCACAACAACAGCTTAGAGAAAAAGACCAAGCTGAAGAAGTTCCTGTTGAAGAATATAAACCATCTATTAATGCGACGCAAACAACACCAGACCCTAAAGCAGAGGAATGGGCGTCAAAAAACACATGGTTTGGGACTGATTCTGCTATGACTTTTGCAGCTTTCGGCGTACATAAAGAAATCGTAGAAGAAGGGGTTGACCCAACTTCCGATACTTATTACCAAGAAGTTGACAAACGTATGCGAGATAATTTTCCCCACAAGTTTTCCGAAGAGCAATCTGCCCCCGTGCAACAGGTTGCTGCCAGTAGCAGAGGTGCTACAGGTAAAAAAACATCACGCAAAATCAAGTTGACACCTAGTCAAGTAGCGATAGCTAAAAGACTAAACGTGCCACTAGAAGAATATGCTAAGCATATCGAAGGAGTATAAAATGACAGAAGATTATAAAACAGACGTCACTGATCGTAACTCACGATCTGCAGAGACACGAGACTCTCAAACTCGCAGAACGCCTTGGAAACCCCCGTCAATGTTAGACGCACCCGAACCACCTCCTGGATATCAGTTTAGGTGGATTAGAGAAGCTACTAGAGGACAGGACGATAAGTCTAATATGTCTAAACGTATTAGAGAAGGATATGAACCTGTAAGAGCAGAAGAATATCCTGACTTTGAAGCCCCAACTGTAGATAGTGGAAAAAATAAAGGAGTCATAGGGGTAGGTGGACTAATACTCGCAAAAGTTCCAGTTGAAACCGCGGACGAAAGAACAGCTTATTTTAAAGATCAGTCTGATTCTGCGTTACAAGGTGTCGATCAAAACTTAATGCGAGAAAGTGACCCTAGAATGCCGATTAAAGATAGCGATATCCAAAGGTCTTCTAAGGTTGAATTTGGTAGTAGGAATAATTCCGACGATTAAAGTAAATTTTATTTTAGACATAGGAGGCAAAAATGGCTAATGTAAATGCACCCGATGGGTTTACTCCAGCATATCACATGTACGGTGGTACTATCAGACCTGCAAGAATGAGAATAGAAAGTGGAACTTCAGCATCAATATTTAGTGGTGATGTAGTTAACTTATCTAGTGGATATGTCATTCAAGGCACGGCAACTGGTACCCCTATAGGTGTTTTTTATGGAGTATTTTTTACGGCAACGGATGGAACGCCTACGTTTTCAAAAGTGTGGACTGGCGGCACAGCAACTTTAGGTAGTGCAGACGCCGAGGCTCTTGTATATAGTGATCCTGGGATCGTATACGAAGCTCAATTTACAGCAGGAACTCCTGCAGTAAGTTTTATCGGCAGCAAATACACTCTTTCAACAACTGCAGGTAGTACAACTACTGGCAGATCGAAAGAAGGTGTAACTGCAACTACTTCAAGTGGTGTTGCTTTGTGTGTAGGTTTTGACTTAACTCCTAGTAATGAGATAGGAGCTAATGCTAGAGCTTACTTCACCTTCCCAACTAACACATTCGCAGTTTAAGGAGAATAGATCATGGCAATTAACAGAGCACAACTCGTAAAAGAACTTGTTCCTGGACTTCATGCTCTCTTCGGATTAGAGTACGAACGTTACAACGATGAACACGAAGACATCTTCGACACAGAAACCTCAGAAAGAGCTTTCGAAGAAGAAGTTATGTTAAGTGGATTCGGGGAAGCACCTGTAAAAGGTGAAGGAGCCGCGGTGGTATATGAGACTGCACAAGAATCATTTACCTCTCGTTACACTCATGAAACCGTAGCTTTAGCGTTTGCGTTAACAGAAGAAGCTATCGAAGATAATCTCTACGATACTCTTTCTTCTAGATACACAAGAGCTTTAGCACGTTCTATGCAACAAACAAAACAAGTGAAAGCAGCTAACGTATTAAACAATGCGTTTAGTTCTTCATTCGTTGGTGGTGATGGAAAAGAGCTTTGTGCTACAGACCATCCAACTGTTGCAAACGTTGATTTGAGAAACGAGCTGTCTACTTCAGCTGATCTTAATGAAACTTCACTCGAACAAGCGTTAATAGATATCGCTGACTTCAGAGATGAAAGAAACTTAAAGATCAATGCACAAGCAAGAAGGTTAATCATACCACCTGCTTTGCAATTTGTAGCAGACAGACTGATGGAAACTCCTGGAAGAGTTGGTACATCTGACAATGATATTAACGCTATTCGTAACATGGGCATGGTCTCAGAAGGTTACGTAGTTAATCATTATTTAACAGATACTGACGCTTTCTTCATCAAAACTGATGTTCCTAACGGACTTAAACACTTCGTTAGATCACCTGTAGCGACCAGTATGGAAGGAGACTTCGAAACTGGCAACGTTAGATATAAGGCGAGAGAACGTTATAGTTTTGGTTTCAGTGACTGGAGAGGAATCTTCGGATCACCAGGAGCGTAATCACTTACGTTATTTAGGAAAGGGAGCTTCGGCTCCCTTTCTTTTTTGATGTGGATGAGCTAGAATGACAAAACAACTAGGGATATTACAACATATCTATCGACTGCCCTAGCAGACAAGCCAAGACGGTAGATTCAATTAAGGAGACTTAATATGGCAAAATCAACATTTAGTGGACCAGTAAGGTCAAGAGCAGGATTCTTTTCTGCAGGTAGTGATAGTGTAGTTAGCTTAACAGCAGACACAACTTTAACAGTAGACGCTCACGCAGGTAAAATTTTATTATGTAACGATGCTGACGGTAAATTTACTTTACCTACGATTTTTGCATCTGCATTACGTGTGGAAGTAAATAATCTAGGAGCTTCTTTCACTTTTGTAATAGAAACAGCAGCAACTGATTTAGACATTTTAACCGATGGTACTGACAAGTTTGTTGGTGGTTTATACACAGGAGTAAATAATGCAACTGGTAAAACTTTTATTTCAGGTGCCTCTAATGATGTTATTACTTTAAACGGTAGTACTAAAGGTGGACTAGAAGGAAGTATTATTGTAGTAACAGCGGTGGCTGATAATAAATATGCTGTTGAAGGTATTACTTTAGGTTCAGGAACTTTAGTAACTCCATTTGCTGACGCATAATAATTTAGGAGCTTAAAATGCATTCATCAGATGTAAAAGTAACAGTCCCTTTAACGAGCACAGGACAACTTCAAGGATATGTAGGTAGTGGTGCAGGTAGTGCCACAAACTTAGGTTCTGTAAGAATTAAGTCTATCCAAGCTCAAACAAGTGCGGCTGATGCTAGTATAAAAATATATGATGGTACTAGTGCTTCTGGAACTAAATTGTTAGTAGAGTTTAAATTTGGTAGTGCAGCAAATGAATCATTTGACCAAAGATTACCTAGTGACGGAGTTAAATTTAGTACGGGAGCTTATGTCGAATTAGCAAACTGTGACTTTTTTGTAGCATACGTTTCTTAATATGGCAACATCAGGTACGCGTACATTTGGTTTAGACGTAGCAACAGCTATCGAAGAGGCGTACGAACTCGCAGGGTTAGAGGCTCGTACGTCTTACGATGGTGTTACTGCTCGTCGTTCAATGAATGTTATGTTTGCCGATTGGTCTAATAGAGGCATTCAAATGTGGGAAATAGCTAAAGTAGAGCTAACTCTTACTAAAGGTACTAACGAATACACAATAAATTCTTTCGATATTGATATTTTAGACGCTTATATTCAAAGAACAGTGAGTAGTAGCGTGACTGATTTAGTTATGGATAGAATAGACCGTAACGAATATATTAGTATTCCTAATAAATCAACACAAGCTAGACCAACTCAGTATTGGTTAGAACGTTTAAAGTCACCAGTTATTCATGTTTATCCAACGCCCGAGAACTCGACGGACAAACTCATTTACTATGTTTGGCGTACTATTGAAGATTCTGCCGCACAAGTTAATGATGTAGACATACCCACTAGGTTTGCTGCTTGTTTAGTTTCAGGATTAGCGTATTATCTTTGTTTAAAAAAGAATATTCAAAAAGTACCTTTACTTAAACAACAGTACGAAGAAGATTTAGCAAGAGCAATAGCTTACGACGATGATCGTTCACCGTTGAAAATTGTTCCAAAACACGGGTATATATAATGGCATATTCATCAGGTAAATATGCTTACGGTATCTGTGATATATCAGGAGTTCGTTATAAACTAAAAGATATGAAAAGAACATGGAATGGTCTTTTAGTAGGTCCTGATCAATACGAACCAAAACACCCACAACTAGACCCACCAACAGTTAGTGTTGATTCTGAAGCATTGTTTAGAACAAGACCTGAAGTACCTTTACCTCAAGCTCAATTAGGTTTAGTAACGGTAGAGGGAGGTTTATTAGCAACTAGTGACATTATTGGTACTAAATTCGAAGGAGCCTTTGGCACAACAGCTGTAGGGACTGTAACTGTGAGTATAGGATAATGGCAGGTTTTACTTATAGTAGTTTAAAAACAGCGATCCAGGATTATTTAGATAATTCAGAAACAACGTTTGTTAATAATATTAATAATTTTATTGAAACAACAGAAGAACGCATTTTAAAAACAGTACAACTTCCTGTATTTCGTAAAAACGTTACAGGTACACTATCGGCTAATTCACCGTATTTATCTAAACCAACTGATTTTTTATCACCGTTTAGTTTAGCGGTTTTAGATTCTAGTAGTAATTACAGTTATTTATTATTAAAACACGTTTCTTGGATTAGAGACTACACTCCTAATGCTACTACTACAGGTGCTCCGCTTTTTTACGCACAGTTTGATCAAGATAGTTTTATTATAGCTCCCACACCTTCAGCCGACCTTACCGTAGAATTACATTACAATTATCGACCCAATTCAGTAACTACAGTAGGAGATGATAATCAAAGTTGGTTATCTGATAATGCACCTAATGCTTTATTGTTTGGTGCTTTAGTTGAAGGAGCAGTATTTATGAAATCTTCACCCGAAACTATTATGATGTATGAACAAAAATTTCAAGAAGCACTAGCAATGTTGAAAGTCTTAGGAGAGTTTAAAGATGTTAGAGACGAAGCTAGAAGTGATAACTTAAAAATAAACCCACAAGGAATGTCTAATGTATGAGATAAAAGTAGGTGATGTAGCAGTAAAAACTACACAAAATACAGGATTAAGTCCAGAATATTGGACTGAAAGAATAATGGAACGCTTAGTTCAAGTTAGCGATCACGCTGATCCCTTAGTACAAGCTCAAGCTAGAGCTTTTAAGGATAATATTGAAAAAGTCGTTTTATTGTACTTGAGACAAGCTATAGCTAGTGACAGAAGCACAGTAGCTGGTCTTTTAGAAAAACAAGGTCATTGTAAAATGGCTGAAATTATAAGGAGGCTATAATGGCTATATCACAAGCAATGTGTACATCTTTTAAACAAGAATTAATGGAAGGTACACATAACTTTAAAAACTCTGGCGGTAATGACTTTAAATTAGCGTTATACACTAGTTCTGCGTCTTTAGGTGCGGGTACGACAGCATACACTACTTCTAACGAAGCAAGTGGTACTAACTACACTGCAAAAGGTGCTAGTTTAACTAGAGTTGATCCAACAACATCAAGTACAACTGCGTTTACTGATTTTGCTGATTTAACTTTTAGTAGTGCTACAGTTACTGCTAACGGAGCATTAATATTTAATGACACAGCTTCAGGTGACCCTGCAGTATGTGTACTTGCTTTTGGTGGAGATAAAACATCTACTAATGGAGACTTTACTGTACAGTTTCCTACTGCTGACGCAAGTAACGCTATTATAAGAATAGCGTAAAATATTAAATGGCAGGTTGGGGTCGGTCCACATGGGGCTCAGGTCCGTGGGGTCAACCTGCATCGGTTTCTGTTGATGTAAGTGTTACTGGTGTTAATAGCACCTCAGCACTTGGTTCAGAAACTATTCTATGTTCTGCTACTGTAGTAGAAGATGGAATTGCCGCTACAAGCGGATTAGGTTCTGTTGTTATAAGCTGTAATGCTACGGTTGTACAAACAGGACTGGTAGGTACAACTACATTAGGTAGTTCAGTTGTAATCGCAGAAGCTGTACAAGAGGTATCAGCCACTTCAGCTACCTCTGGTTTAGGAGACGAAAGTGTCTCTTGTACCGCTAATATTTCAGTTACAGGAACTGCGGGAACTTCCGCACTAGGCACTGAATCCGTTGTAATTCCTAAAACACTTTCGGTTACAGGCAACGTAGGAACTACTTCTTTAGGTAGTGAAACTGTTGTAGCTAAAGCATTAATCGTAGAAACAGGATTAGCTGGAACTTCTGGATTAGGTAGCTCGGTTGTAATAGGTGAAGCAGTACAAGGAGTATCTGCTACCACGTCTACGTCAGGTTTAGGAGACGAAAGTGTCGCTTGTGCTGCTAATACAAGTGTTACTGGAAATGCAGCAACTTCTGAATTAGGTACGGTACTTGTTTCTAGTACTGACTCAGTTGTTGTTTCTGTCACAGGAAACGTAGGAACTACTGCATTAGGCGATGAATCAATAAGCCTCCCGAAAATAGTCTCAGTCACAGGCAATGTAGGAACTTCAGCAGTAGGTAATGAAACAGTTATTGCAGAAGCAGTAGTCGTTGAAGACGGAGTTATAGGTACTACTGCATTAGGCGATGAATCAATAAGTCTCCCTAAAATAGTTTCGGTTACTGGTAATACAGCAACTTCGGCATTAGGTGATGAAACAGTTGCCGCAGGAGCAGTAGTTGTAGAAGACGGAGTAGTAGGAACTTCAGCATTAGGTGATGAATTAATCAGTCTTCCTAAAATAGTTTCAACCACAGGTAATACAGCAACATCAGCTTTAGGCAGTGAAACAATAGTTGCGAAGTCGGTTACAACAGCGTCAGGCACAGCAGGTGTTTCTGCAACAGGTAACGTAACAGTTGAAGGGGACGCAGTGCAAGGGGTTACAGCGACTACTTCTACTTCTGGTTTAGGTGATGAGAGTGTTGTATGTACGGCTAATATAAGCGTTACTGGGAACGTAGCGACTACTTCATTAGGAAGTGAAACAGTTACTGCAGGAGCTTTAATAGTAGAAGAAGGAGTAACAGCTACTACTGAAATAGGAGATGAATCAGTAAGTCTTCCTAAAATAGTTTCGACGACAGGCAACTCAGTAACTACTGCACTAGGAACCGAAACTGTTGTAGCAAAATCAGTCACAGCTATCTCAGGTAATGTAGGAACTTCTGCTTTAGGAAATGTAGTAATTGAAGGAGATGCAGTACAAGGGGTTACAGCGACTACTTCTACTTCTGGTTTAGGAGATGAAAGCGTTGTATGTAGTGCTAATGTAGCAGTCACTGGTAATTTAGGTACTTCAGCATTAGGAAACGAAACAGTTGCAGCAGCAGCATTAATAGTTGAAGAAGGAGTTGAAGGAACTTCAGCTGTAGGTGATGAAACAGTTTCTGCAGGAGCTATTACAGCAGTAACTGGAAACGTAGGAACTTCAACACAAGGTGAAGTAATAGTACAAGCAGTAGCAGTCACTGGTGTGTCTGCTGTAGTTTCCACTTCTAGTTTAGGTGATGAAACTGTAGCAGCGGGAGCAGTAACTGCGGTTACTGGAAACGCAGGAACTTCTGCGGTTGGTGATGAAACAATAGCTATAATAAATATTTTAGAGGTTGTAGGAGTTTCAGGCACTTTAGGAGAACCAAGAGCTAACGTTTGGGGATTAGTAAATGATAGTCAAACTGCAAACTATAGCAACGTAAACACAACTCAAACACCGAATTACAGTTCTGTAAACACAACTCAAACACCAAACTATGAAGAAGTTGCTTAACAGAAAGGAAAAAACATAATATAATCAAAACGAGGAAAAAACCATGGCAAGTACATATGTAAATGATCTAAGATTAAACGAGTTAGCTACTGGAGACGCCAGTGGTACTTGGGGTACAATTACCAACACTAATTTAGAACTTATAGCAGAAGCGTTTAGTTTCGGCACAGAAGCTATTACTACTAATGCTGATACGCACACTACAACCGTAGCTGACGGTGCTACTGATCCAGGAAGATCAATTTACCTTAAATACACAGGCACTTTAGATTCTGCTTGTACTATTACTATTGGTCCAAATACTATTTCTAAACTTTGGTTTATAGAAAACGGTACAAGTGGTTCTCAAAATATAATTATTTCACAAGGTAGTGGAGCTAATGTAACCATACCTGCAGGAGACACTAAAGTTATTTACTCTGATGGTGCTGGTTCAGGAGCTGCAGTAGTAGATGCTTTTGCTAGTCTTTCTGTAGTAGACCTAAAAGTACAAGACGATTTAACAGTTACAGGTGACGTAGATGTAGACGGTACATTAGAAGCTGATGCTATGACTCTAAATGGTACAACCATTACAACAACAGCAACTCTAAGTACTGGCATATCTAATAACAACGTACCTAAATTTACAAGTGGTGTAGCCGATAACGATTTTTTAAGAGTTGACGGCACAGCTATAGAAGGTAGATCAGCAAGTGAAGTTTTATCAGATATAGGTGCTTCAGCTGCCGCAGGTAGTTCAAGTATTGTCACTACAGGTGCATTAGATTCTGGGTCTATTACAAGTGGTTTTGGAACGATTAATAACGGCTCTAGTACGATTACAACTAGTGGTGCTATTACTGGTGGGTCTTTAGTTGCTGACAACATAACTATTGACGGTACAGAAATTGATTTAAGTTCTGGCAATTTAACCATTGATGTTGCAGGAGATATTGCTTTAGATTGTGGTGGTGGAGATATAAATTTACAAGATGACGGAACACAATTTGCTTCTTTAGAAAATGATGGCACAAACTTTATTGTAAAAAGTGAAAGGTCAGATGCCGATATGCTTTTTAAAGGTAATGATGGTGGTTCTAGTATAACTGCTCTTACCCTTGATATGTCAGATGCTGGAACAGCTAGTTTTAATCACGATGTAAGAGTAGGAGATAATAGTTTCTTTATTTGTGGTGCAGGAGATGATGTAGCTATAGCTAGTGATGGCACAAATGGAACAATATCGGCTGGAAATGGTAACTTAACTTTTGATGTTGCTGGTGATATTGTTCTTGATGCTAATGGTGCAGATATTTATTTTAAAGATGATGGTACTGAATATGTTAGATTTCAAAATGATAGTGGTAATGTAAATATCCGACAAGACACATCAGACAAAGATATATTATTTCTTGGTAATGATGGTGGCTCAAGTATTGTTGCTTTGACGTTAGATATGTCTGATGCTGGTGCAGCGACCTTTAACAACAACGTCACCGCTTTCTCAGACGAAAGACTAAAAGATAATATTGAAACGCTTGAAGATGGTTTAGACAAAGTTGAACAACTTAGAGGTGTGACTTATACCAGAGACGATAGAGAAGAAATAGGTGTCATAGCTCAAGAAGTAGAAAAGATTTTACCAGAAATAGTCTTGACCGCTGATGATGAAATGGGTACTAAGTCGGTTGATTACAGTAGGATAACTGCTGTATTGATTGAAGCAGTCAAAGAACTGTCTGCAAGAGTTAAAGAATTAGAGAATAAATAATGGCGTTAGCTACAAGTGGAGCATTAACTTTAGACCAGATTCACATTGAGGCAGGTGGTTCTACTGGCACTACTTGTTCTTTAAACGATACTGATATCAGAGGATTGACTGCTGCTGCTGGTAAAACAATAAATAGCACCCAAGGCACTACTATAGATTTTGACGATTATTATGGTGCTTCAGCATCTTCACCATTAATTGCTAGTGGTACTGCTGGTACAAGAAGTGTTACAACAGGTACAGGTAAAGCCGCTGTTACTGATGTTTATAGTGGAATAGGCACAACTTTTTCAGTGTTTAATACAGGCAATGGTGGCGGTTCTTGGTCTGATCAAGATTATACTACTGCTACTAGAGGAAGTTTTAAAATTTACGATTGTTTTACTACTGTTAGAGTTTTTCAACCACAAATAGTTCAAATAGTTGTAGATAGTAGTGCTGGTCACGGCATAACTTGGACTGCTTTTAGTGGTTTTCGATACATAAGATTAACCTCTACTACTGGTTCTATAGTTTTTGATAGTAATTTGGCAAGTACTGGGAACTCTTCATTCTTTGGAACACAAGGCGGTGGTGCTTCTAGCGGTACAAATGGAACAACTTGGTCTCACAGTATAGTCACTAGTGGAACTGCTCTAATGCCTGCAAGTGGTTCCTTCTCTTTACATTTAACTAATTAACATGAGTGAAAATAAAACCCAAGCAGAACTAGAAATAGAGTTAGACTTATACATTGATAGAGATAAGTCGAAAGGTGTAAATCCAGAAAAAGTGACGAAAAGAGATAGTAGTTTAGAAGTTACAACCGCTGAGGAAATTTAATGAGCTTCAGATTTGATTTTAATGTAAAAGATACCACTTGGCTTTATAATATTGATAACGAGTTTCAAACTTCTGTAGTCGAAGGCAACGTAGGCGATGCCATAGAAAGAATAAATTTAGAAGATAATATTAATGGTAGTAATTTAACTTACGATACAGAAAGCAATAAAATTTTTCAAAGACCTAACCCAATAATTTGTATTCAAGGAGCTTTAGACAACGAAATGTATTGGACTACAGAAG